TATACGCGCTTTGCCTTTCTTTGGTTGCGTAAATGTTATTTACTTGCTTTTCAAGCTTGCAAATAACACCGTTGATGTTGTCTATTTCTTCTAACATTACCCTTTTATAATTAAAACATCCTTAGTATGAGTAACAACTGGCATCGGAACTTCTTCGCCTGTTTCTTCGTCAAAGAGTCGCGCACCTTTTTGCCATGATTCAAATGCACTCTTATACAATGATTCTTTATTTTTAACCTTAGCAGTTAAATCACTCCATTCTTGAATGCCTTTATAGTTATACATCGCACGCCCTGATCTTCTTTCAATCTTAACACCTTTATGCTCAAATGTTTTTAAAGGATATTTCTCTGACTCCTCCATTGCTAATTCATAAACAATTTCTTTAGCATCCTTGCAAGCCTTTTCAATATTGCTTAACGATCTCAAAGCTACAATAGCATCTTTAGTGCCGTCCGTTACTGCGTTAGCTAATAGCTGTATAATATTAACAGCGTTGTCTATTGGGTTGTCAATGTTTGACTGCTCCCAAACTTTCTGATCTTCAAATAATTCTTTACTCATAATATTATAGGTTTGATTGATTGACTAATTTATCGCTTAACTCTTGAGTGAATGTAAATTTCTTTTTGAAGTCATCCGTTGTAAAGCCCTCCTTTAGAGCCTTGACACAACGCATCCAGTCCGCAGAACCTTCTATCAATGGTATCAATGCTTTTGCCTTTGGAGGCGTTGGCATGTCGTTAGAATGCTTTGTGTCCGTGTCGTCTATCTTACCTACTGGAGTAAGGAATGTATAGAGCAAACAGTTTTTAAGCGCGTAGGTTGTGGCCTTACCAGCGCCTTTGTCTTGGTTATCTATTCCATGACCGTAACCGCTTAACTCTTGGCTTTCGCCTGATTCATGCAAGAGTAGATATTTAGTTGTAACCTTTGTAAAAATAGATTGTTTCATCTTTTTTCCGTAATTTGTTTCTTCTTCCCATCGGTCAAGATGCGTTTCCTCCTTTATGTCAATCGGTAAAATGCATAGGCCATTCTTTTGAAGTGCTATGTTAAATACCTCTTTTACGTCTTGATCTTTTGTTCCGTCATAAGAATATTTTCCGTCTCCTACTTTGGAGTTCTTTTCCATTCCTTTGACCTCGGCCATAACGGCTAAGATTGCTTTTGCTAAGTTCTTCATTCGTGTTTGTTTAAATTGAATACTCTTTAATATCGGTAACTTCGTCAAGATAGAAGCCTTCTTCATGCTCGATGAAGGTAGCCGTTCCAGTCACCCAGTCGTCACTGCCTTGAATGCGCCCTAACATTTGTATGGTGTAGTCTTGGCAGTCCTGGCCGAACGTGTCGCGGTCGCCTTGTTCGCTGATCCAGTCAACATCGTGCCACGAATCTAAGTTGTCGATGACGCTACTGTTTTCGGAATAGAATCGTTTGTCTTTATTGTTCATAGCTATCTTTACGAGAATGAGTTGAAAAGGTTTAAAAAAAATAACAGTACCTAAACGGCACTAGCGCGCCCGTTTAGCTTACGTTAGTAACAATTATTTTTTTGCCACCAAGCAGTACGGTCAAACAGTACGCTCTACTGCTATATTAAAATAGGCTTCATCTTGTTCAATACCTATAAAATTTCTTCCTAAATTTTTACAAGCAACACCAGTTGTTCCTGTTCCCATATAAGGGTCAAGTATTGTGTCGCCTTTATTGGTATATGTTTTAATCAACCATTCCATTAATTCAATAGGCTTTTCTGCTGGATGTCCTGTTCTACTTCCGTTCCTGTTGTTTATAGCATCAAAATCCAAAACAGAACCAACATTTTTAGAAGGGTATTTAGTTCTTTGTTCTTTGTTTAGCCTTTGCATTTCTTTTTCAGTTCTTTTTATTTTTTGAGCATTATAGGGTAGTTTGCCAAATACTAATATTGTTTCGTGTTGCCTTCCTACCATAGTTTTAAAAGAGTTACTTCTATAAGTGTTTTTACGCCATACAATGTCATATTTGTAATTTTTTTTATTGCCTAAAACTAATTCAGATGTTAATGGCTGCACACAAAACAAAACAAACCCTTTAGCATTAAAGTTAAATACTTCATTTGGTTTTACACCTTTATCCCATTTAGCATAGTTAGTGTTATATGGCAAATCGCTAATTACAAAATCGTAATGCTCTTTAATATCTACCTCGTTACAATTTCCTTTATATAATTTTATCATCTTTATCTATATTTTAATTCGTACCTCATTAATTTGCCAACGCTCTAAAAAATAACAGTAACTAACACAGTATATAATTAATGGCAAAAAAGCCACTAACCATATACAACACGTTATGCGTAATGCCTTGCTGACCATTTCCAATTGAAGTTCCGTGAAGGAAAAACAAAAAGAAAAAAGCCACCGCACTTTTAAAACATTGTAATTTGTTGTTTAAATTCATTGTATAGTTTTTTTCCTGTTTCAAAATATTTGCTATCAATTTCGCAAATATCCAAATCAAAACCTTCTTTATCGCAAGCAATTGCAATAGTCATACTTCCACCGTGTGTATCAAGTATTTTCATTCCCTTTTCTGCAAATGTATTTAAGCACCATCTATACAAATCTATTGGTTTTTGTGTTGGGTGCGTTCTTATTGTTGGCATTCCCACGCCTTTTATATTTCCTTTAAACCCGTATCTATTACCATCCCACATATACTTGAAAATCTTTGCGTTTTTATCAAATGAAGTCCAAGCCATTTCACAATCTGCATAAGTATCTGAATGGTTCAATTTGTCCCAATTTATAAAACACCTACTATTTTTTAAATGCTCTATAAAATAATTTCCTCCCCAAATAATTTGATTTTTACTAATTCTAAAAAGCTGTTCAAAGTATTCAGGTTCTGGTATTTTAGAATCCCAATCATTATCTGAATTATTGTTTAATCTTTTATTTTTAGTTACTCCAATCCCATAAGGCGGATCAACTATTGCAAGGTCATAGTGGTTATCGGGTTTAGTTTTCATAAACTCGATGTTGTCTATATTGTAAAAGTTTATTTCGCTCATATAATTAAATTAAAAAATCCCTCCCTAAAAAATTAAAAAATACAGATGCCTAACACCAAATATAAGCCATAGAAAAAACGGCTCATATTATTTCCGTTGTAGGTAATAAGCCTACTACCTTTTCTTGTGTATTTCCCAATACCAATAATGAGCAATCAGTAAAAGTGATGCTACTATAAAGATGGTTACTATTGCCGTAACTACTAATATTTCTTGATTTTCCATAATTTATGTTTTACTGTTTCAAATCCGTAGGCTTAAAACCTACAACAAAGGCTAAAAAGCCATACAAGTACAGGATCTTAGCCTAGTCATTACCCTTACTATTACGCACCTAATAAAAAAAGGTTGTAACCTTTTCGATATTAATCTCGTAAACATCCGCAACCAAATATAAAACAATGAGACCAAGACACGAATCGAAGCACTTTCAAAAGCTGAAACCAAACAGCAAACATAAACGTAAAGGCAATCTGTTAACGCGCATACTGCGAACTAAGTTAATAAAATGGATTGATAAAACATTTGCCTTTGTATTTAGATAACCGATGGAAAAGGTTATATTTGTATTCGCTGCCTCTCACGGTATAGAGCGATAAAGAAACGTGTAGGCGTACAATGATGACAGGTGAGAGGGTCGGATTTGTACGCCTATTTTATTTTAATAAATGCCATGAATAGTTACGAACTCTCAAGATCATGGTTTGACTTCTGCTTTGAAAATCCAGAAAAGATCAAGCCAAATCATACGGCTTTATATTTCTTTGCCATTGAGCATTGCAACCGTTTAGGATGGAAAAAGAAATTTGGTTTTCCTACTACTATGGCAATGGAGGCAATAGGAATAAAGTCATATAACACTTACATAAATACCCTTAACGACTTAGTTCGATGGGGTGGATTTGAAATGATTGAACGGTCAAAGAATCAATACTCAGCAAACATTATTGCCCTATCAAATATTAACAAAGCACTTGATAAAGCACTTGATAAAGCATTGATAAAGCACGGTACAAAGCAAAGTGAAAGCACTAGTGAAAGCAATGATAGTATAGATAAACAAATAACAATAAACAATAAACCAATTAACAATAAACAAGAGGTAGTTTTGCCTTTTGATTCAAATGAATTTTTTAGTCAATGGAACATTTGGAAGGAATACAAAAAGGCAGATCATAAATTTAATTACAAAAGCAACGTAAGCGAACAAGCTGCCTTGGCTAAACTTTCCGAACTTTCAAACGCAACCGAATTAACTGCTATTAAAATTATTCACGAATCAATTTCAAACGGATGGAAAGGGTTCTTCACTCAAAAAGATAACAATGGAAAAGGAAACCAAGGCGATCGAGCGCGCGCACTCGCGGAAGCCAACGGCATTGACTACGATAGCTTATAACCTCGAAGCGAAGCCAATGCTAATGCAGATAAGGGAGGGGAACGAAAAGACAGTTCAAACGCAAGTAATAAGCGCAATAGTCAAAGCGTCCGAAGCTATGCAGATAAATCTAAGCGATAGCGCAATTAAAATCATTACCGAAGATTTGATTGACATGTATCAATACGAATCTATTCAAGATATTATCGAATGCCTTAAGCAAGGCCGAAGAGGTGTGTACGGTGTTAACTCTTACGGTAAGCTTAACTTGGAACTGATTTCAAAATGGATGCAAATATATTTAGATGGGAAGTATCTAGCCAAAGAGAATCACGAAAAGATAAAACAGAGCCTAATCGAAAAAGATAATGATTTTGATGCGGAAGAGTTTTACCGAAAAGGCAAAGAATATATTGAGGCTCAAAAGGAACTGAATAAAAAAGGCAACCAATTTTCAAACGCAACGTATAATGAAATTAAGCACCAATACTTAAAAGAAAAGAAAGATAAAAAAAATATTGACAATAATATTCCTAGCTAGTTTTATGCTCACCTCGTGCGCTTCTTCAAGAAGCTGCGGGGACATTTACAAGGCTGGAAAGAAAGACCCGCCAAAGATGGAGAGGAAAGCGATTAGAATGTCTAAAGGGTAATGCTAAATGTAAAAAGCGTTTTAATGATTTTTAAATAATGTTATGGCAAGTTCTGAAATAATACAATCAAAAGGAGAAGTACAAATGACCAAAAGAAAATGGGGGCAACTATACAAAAAAGGTTGGCAAAGACACCAAGACTTTTGGAATAGAAGGTGGTGGATTAGATTTAAGTGGGATGCTGAATCTAATTTGCCATAACGGTTTGTGTATGGCATCGTTTTAATGTGCTATACACGTTGTTATACACTTTTAAATTTAAATAAAATGAACTTTAAAGAAGGACAAAAAGTAAATTACGAAAATAAAGAAACTCATATCGAAACACTTAACAATAATGGTTCTTGTATTATAGCTAACCCCTTTTGGAATTGGGACGAAGAAGGTTTATGTGTAGATGAAGGTATTGATTACGATGTACCTTATTGGATTAACGTTAAGATAACAGAGCTTAATTGTGTATAACACTAAGCTAGAATACGTTTCTTCAATGTATTTTAGCGGCTGTTATCGAGTCATTTTAATGCTCGAAATTTAAACGAAACAAAATGTGCAAAGCTTACGTAAACAATAAATGCGACTGTAAAAACGGAACATGCTTTCTTTACGAATCGATTCAAGAGCCAACACCGAAGCGAATTGAACTAGATCAGCGTCCAAGTAATCGGTTCCCAAAATTATTTATTAACCAAAACAAAACAACATGACACTCAAACAAATAGCACTGCAAGCATTCAACGACATGCCTGACGACTTTTTTTCATCTATGCTAGTTGGACAAGCAAAGAAGATCGACATGAATAGACGCTACTCATTCGCGGACACATTCATGAGGAAGGTTAGGCAGCTTAGGCAGGACGGGGTGATCAATTACAGAGTGACTGATTACAAAGAAGGACTTTATCAAAAACTAAACGTAACGATATTATGAATTTAAAAGAAGCGATAGCCGAAATTGAAAAGCGGTATAAGAGGGGGGATGTGATTTCGTGCCTAACCAATCGCGAAAGTCAAACTATGTATACGAATTTTCGAGACATAGAGGCTTTAGATACATCTGATGATATAGTGTGGATGAAAAATGGCAATGGGCTTGGCATAATCATTTACAATAAAAAATGGGCAGAACCAATCCGAGAAAAGAAAAGCCTTTGGGGCTTCTTCGAGTCGGTGAAAGATCAGTACCCGTATCTAGCGCACGATTATTTAAAGGAGTGCAGTGATGTTCCCTATATGAATACGGACACGGGGGGGATGTTAGTGTGTTTTCATTGGAATAGTTCACCTCAAGGGTATGAGTATTGGGACAACATTAACAGATTATATCTAGCCTACTTTAAAGAAGATTGAATATATTTGTGTAACCGTACCCGATTGGCTTCCCGTCATATTGGCTAACGGGTCATAAAACTACTCTCCGCCACGCAACCCCATTTATCAGCGTCACGGAGTTGTAACGAAGCCACCCAAAGCAAAGCGGAAAGACGCTATCTAGGGTGGTTTTTTTACCGCATGTATAATAATACTACCACTCGTGTAAATCAACACAACCAATGTCAGGTGTTTGCGTATATTTAAATATACAAAACGATAAAACTATGACAACTTCAGAGATTAACAACGAAAGAAACGAAAAAGGTGTATACTCAGACGGCAATGATGTTGCTGGCTGGTTTGCAATCTCAAGGGATAACATAAACTTAATTACATACTATGAGGATAAATATACCTTTTCTCAGAAAGAAGATGTAATCAGGAGATATACAGATAGAGGGTTTGCAATAAGGATAACTCAGCTTCAAAACAGAGGGTACTAAAATGATAAATCCACACCAATTTACAACTAATTGATAAAGAAATTACTTTTTGATCACATGAAGCCCCCCTTTAAATAGGGTGGTTTTTTTTATGGCTATTCTTTTGTAAATTTGATTATGAATGAAGATAAAGTTTTACAAAGATTTATGAAGGAACACTTTCCTTTTCGTGAACTAAAAGACGCGGGCTTCTTTACGCAAGAAATGAAAGGCGATTACCAATCGCAATCCGAAAGGGCACGCAAGTACTTTGGATATAAGACGGTGTACGAGTACGGGGCTAAAGAAGTGTCTTGTCATCTTTCTTTTGAAAAGGAGGAGGATAGATTATCGCTAACAAAAGATGGTGTTCACTCAGAACCATTCACCACTGTTACTTTAAGCATTTACTAACAAAGTTTGATTTAATTAATTAATCTATATTAATTATGGATGCAAGAAAAAACAACGGAGGACACAGCACTAAAGGCAAAGCGGGAAGACCTCCAAAAGCAGACGAAATAAAGCTAATCGAAACGATGGACGCGATAGCTGTACCCGTAACGGTATGGGCTGCGCTTTGGGATAAGTGCAGCGAGGGCGATGTACAAGCATTGAAAGCATGGCTGTCGTATAGATATGGAATGCCGCGCCAACAAGTAGACCACACCACGCAAGGCGACAAGATCACCGCACCACCTATTCAGTGGATCGATGCAGATACTGAATAGCTACAAGCCGTTATTTGTTAGACCTCCTGAGAATCGATATCAACTTATTACTGGAGGACGTGGTTCTGGTAAGTCGTTTATAGTATCGCTCTACTTGCTTAACCTCACCTATGAACCGAATAACATAATACTATTTACGCGTTGGACATTGGTGTCCGCTAACATTTCAATCATACCTGAGTTCATTGAAAAGATTGAAATGCTTAACGCGCACTTAGATTTTGAGATAACTCAAAACGAAATAATCAACAAGATTACAGGGTCAAAGATTCTGTTTAAAGGAATTAAGACTAGTCAAGGAACGGCCACTGCTAACCTCAAATCTATTGCGGGCGTGACTACATGGGTATTAGACGAAGCTGAAGAACTAGTAGACGAAGATATATTTGATCGTATAGACCTATCTATTAGATCGAAGCTACAACCTAACACGGTAATACTAGTGATGAATCCAAGCTTTAAAACGCACTGGATTTACCAGCGATTTGTAAAGGATAAGCGAAACGACACTACCTACATTCACACTACTTACAAAGACAATATTCATAACCTATCCGATTCGTTTGTAGACCAAGCCGAAAGCCTTAGAATCAACAACCTCCACAGATTCAACCATTTGTTTATGGGTGACTGGGTAGAAGATAGCGAGGGGCTGCTATGGTCTAGGCCAATGATTGACAGGCTTAGGATAGATCAAAAGCCCGCACTAAACAGAACGGTTGTGGCCATTGACCCGTCAACTACTAATACTGCAACAAGCGATGAAACGGGTATTACAGTTCAAGCCGTGGACGCTATCGGAAACGGGTACGTCCTCGAAGATTTAAGTGGGCGTTATAGCCCTAACGACTGGGCAAAGGTAGCTGTTGAAGCTGTTAAGAGGCATAGCGCAGATTGTATTGTAGCAGAAAAGAACCAAGGCGGGGACATGGTGGAAAGCGTTATAAGGCAATATGACAAGCTAGTTCGTATTAAGCTAGTGACGGCAACAAAGGGTAAGTACGTTCGTGCCGAGCCTATCTATTCGCTTTACGAGCAAAGCAAAATATTTCACGTTGGAAGGTTTCCAATATTGGAAGCGCAAATGGTTAGCTTTAACCCTGAGAAAACAACGCAATCACCTGACAGGGTAGACGCTTTGGTTTGGGGCTTTACTGACTTATTACTAAACGGACAAGGACAAACTAAAAACTCAACACATGGTAAACTTCAAGGTTCAAGGCGAGTCCAGACAAATACTAAGCTTGTGGGAAGACGTATCGGTCGCTAAGCTGCATACGTTCCCAGACGCGCCACGTGATCAAATAAAGCATTTCAGCAACCTAACAGACCAAGAGGTGAAAGCATTGAATAGCGACCAGGTATTGGCGTTCATGGCTGTTCTTGAATTTATGGAAGATGAACCGAAAGGTGCTAAGGTCAAGAAAGATATCAACGTAGCGGGGGAATCGTGGGGTAAGATAGAACGCGCTAAGATGGCTTTGCAGTCGCGTAATAAGTGGAGTTACTGCGTGGAGTTGTGCGTTATCTATTTCGGTGACAAAGCTTTAACATGGTCTATCGGTTTAATTTATGGCCAGAGTATTAACATATTGAATAGCTTATCCGTATTTTTGGAACGGTACAAAGACTTAAACGATAACAAGGGGTATACAGAACAAGAAATTGACGCTGGAGTTAAAGACCTTGAATCATTTGGAGTTGGTGCGGTACGGTATTCATTAGCAAGTGGCGACCTAACCAAGTACAGTGACATTGAAGATAAGGACGCTGAAACAGTTTACTTTCATTTACTGTATTCTAAAGCGGTCGCGATGTATCAAGATAGATTAAGTGAAATAAAGAAACTAAGCGGAAATGAGCATACATAGCACGATAGTAAATCTAATCAGAACCAAGGCCGAGGCGGTTAATACTCTTGGCCAGTTCATTTATGGAGACGACATTTTCCAGACAATCAATTACCCGAACGAGAGCGAACAAGCCACGACCGCAAAGCCGTTGATAAGCTTGTTACCGTTTACCTATGTTCTACGAACGGGTGAATCTAGCAACTATAACAGTGGCACGCTCAACATGCTATTCACTAGGTCAGCAGATCCAACCGATACAGCGGTAAGGCACGAGGCGATAGTTAACGAAATGAGCACTTTGGCCGAAGCTTTTATTACGGAGATGAACGACACACCAAGCCCTGTTAACTATGTTATTAGTGATGTATCGTTTGAAGGGCAAAAGCAGATATACATGGGAACGGTAAGCGGTTGCATCGTATCATTTACAATCAACGTCCAAAAAGTTTGCTAAATGCTATCCACTGAAATCATAGTGAAAGCATTTGCTGAGGGTGTTATCAAAGGTATTCAAGATAATATCAAGAATAAGCAAGTGACTAGTTACGGGTCTATGAACGCAAGCGGTAAGATGGCCGATAGTCTAGGGTATTCGTATGATGGCAAAACGCTGAAGATATTCTCTAGTGAGAAGTACTTTACTGTATTGGAAACAGGTCGCAAGGCGGGTAAAGCACCACCATCAAGCGTCATTGAAGAGTGGATAGATAGCAAGCCCGTACCGCTGCAAGGAATCACAAAGAAGTCACTAGCGTATTTGATAGCGCGTAAGATAGGCAAAGAAGGTTCGTTACTATATCGCAAGGGTGGTAAGTCAGGCGTAATTAGCGACTACACTAACGCTGCATACATCAAAGCTAATCTAACAGACAAGCTATTTCAAGCGGTGGTGACATCGGTCACAAATGAATTTCTAAAGGTAGCGTAACCTTTCGCGATGGTTTACGTAAATTGAAGAGACAAAACTAAAATAGCTATGGGGAATTTAATTAAAGATTATATTATTTACTACCGCGAAATTCTATGGTTTTTAGCCGTAGTGATATTGTCTCTTTTTTTATTGGGCGTTATTCTTGAAATAGATACTAATCGAAAAGAAAAGAACGCAATCGAGCAAACAGGCAATTCTGATGTAATAATTAAAATGGTCAACGGAAAAGAATATTTTTACGACTGGAAAAACAAAGTATATTTAAACAAATAACATGGCATCACTTAACGTAACCAATGACGCGCCCGCCATCACTAGCGTATTTCAACCGATAACCATCAGCTATGCGTGGGCGTTACCGCTATGCACCGTATACGATTCAAGCGGTAAGCTAGGCATTACCGTTGATGATTCGTTTGCAAACGAGGTCACAGTCGGTAGCTATGTGCAGATATTAAACGGCTCATACCGTGGCAGCTACAAGGTGACGCAGCTAGTGGCTACTAGCACGCTGGGCATTACATTGGACACACCGTTCAACGGCTTAGACAGCCTTTCAAATCGTTTTAATCCCGATAAGAAACAAAGCTTTGAATTATTTGGCGGTTACAAAACGGGCGCGGGTTCGGGCGTAAAGCCTTATAAAAAGATAGCAGACATATCGGTTAGCATTAATCCAACTACATTACGCTTTGACGTTGATCTAGCTAAATACCTACGTAGCTACTTTAGAATCGATTCGCCAACGGTGGGAAAGGACTACAGCCTTAGCCTTGCGTGGGAACTGTTTCGAGTAGGGGACAGCGTGCCAACAGCTAGTACGACCTCGTGGGCATTAGCCGAACAAAGCGCACCTCATTCTGTTGATGGGAATATTAGAATCAAGAAGAACGGGACGGATGCGGTTCTTGAATTTAGTTCGGGTACTGGAACATTTGCGGGAACAAGTGGAGATTCGATACAGGCCTATGCGTTCTCTCTAAGTGCTGACTTAGATTCAACTAAAGACAACGCCATTAGATTGACTGTCACGGATGATCTAACAGCTACGATTTACCAAGAAGTCAAAGTGATTACGGACTATTCTCCAACGGTTGTTGGTGAAATTCTTTATACCTTTACCATACTACCAAGCCGCTCGTATACCGTTACAGTAGAATCGGCTTCAAGTTTTTAAACAACTAAATAAAACTGAATTATGAAAAAAGCAGAAGAAATATTAAAAGATATGCCAAGCATTAAGCAAGGACTTGATGATTTTTACGGAAAGCAAACGGTGCTTAATGCGTTAAATTTAGCACTAAACCAAGGGCAAACATTACCTGTAGATGGATGTTGTTCCGAGGTCAGCAATAAAGAGATAGACAAAACTTACGGGCATAAGTCATTTATAGAAGGCGGGCTTACAGGGGATAAGCTTTTAAAGAAGTAAATACAAGATATGAAATACTCATTCTATTCAACCGTCACAATCGACCAGCAACTAGTAGGAAGCAACACGCCACTAGGTGACTTACCTATCACCTTCATCAACGCAGGCAGTGGCGGTAATATACCAACGCTGTTTAGTCTGATTGAAGATTCTGAAACGGTTGTAGAGAATGTGATCACTGGAGTTGATAGCATATCGAGTTCCTCCGATACCGTTTCGGCCTCATTAATTAGCGGCCAAAAGTTAACGGTCGTATTGATTAGGGCAGCTGGGAACTGGGGGACGGTTACATTGAACCCTAGTACATTGGCGTTTATTACGATAGTAAGCACTGTTACTAACGTGCTGACATTACAGATTGATACGAATATAGTCGGTGTAAGCGGGGACTACTTGTCAGACGACTACAACAAAGAAGACTATTTGACAAGCGGTATTAATCAATACGTTGGATGTTACGATATTGAAGTCTTAAACGATGCGGCTGCCGAAGTAGCTTTGACCGTATGTATTTACCCAGCTTCGCAGATTCGTAAGATATGCGTAGCGGATGCGCTTAACTTTGCGTGGATAAACAATAGAGAGGGGGGCTTTAATAGCTACGCTTTAGAATGTAAATATATCAAAGGTCGCAACCATGGAAGACAAAGCACGTATTTAACAGCGGACAAAGTTTTACGAAAAAGCCAAATAGATGATGTGTACGATGGTTATGAAGTTGCCAGTAATAGCCTTAGTAAAATTGAGCTCGATTTACTACAGGCTCTCATATCAAGCGTGCAATGTTTTCTTTATAATACTGCGACCTTAGCATGGGATATACCTATCATTTTAGACGTTAATAGTTTTAAAACTTACGGAAACCGATTCAATCAAGCTCAGAATAAAATAGCATTTAGTTTTAGGTTAGCCGAACAAGTAGAAATTCAAACGCAATAAACGACATGAGCAAAGAACAAAAAGAAGCATACATAGAACGTACTAAGCAAATATGTGAACCAACAGAAAATATGGAAGACATACTTTCTTACTTAGCATTTAAAGGGCTTACTTCAGAGACTAGGTATGTCCACATGGATTCAATAGATCAAAACGATGCTATCATTTGCGAAACAAAATACTATCGAAACGAAGATAATGAGTATATCGTTGCAATTAAATGTGACATATTAGGGGAAGCCTTATGGGTTTGCGACTTAAATGTTAAGATGTATATCGGGTTTGACGAGGATAGAAAAAAACACGTTTTAAGAAACTTATCTCAAAAACAGACAAACAAGTTTATTAAAAAAAACAACTTTGAAATACTATTCAACAAAGGTATTTGGCTCTATGACGTTAACGGACAATACGTTGTTAACAGCGACTTGGAACTAATCAAAGCAGATTTTATGGAATCTTTTGACAAAGACTTATCAGAACATTGTACTAAAGGATAATCGACATGAGCAAAGAAACTAACAACTTAGTCACAGTTCTAAACGAAACAAAGAACACTTTAACAGAATTTGCTAAGTCTATGAACGAATTGAACGCAAGTGGGAGGGCTATCGTTTTAAATAGGGCTTTAGCTTGGGATGACCAAGCGCATATCACAATCGAGAACGAATACGGAAAAGATAAATGAACACGAACATAAAGATCGAAGGCGAACGCATCCACCTAAGTGGAAACGAACCAATAGTATACTCAGTAATAGGGTATGACCTTTTGACTTTAGGAATCCGTTCGGCTAGTTTTTCGAACATCTTTAACGTCCCAGCCAACAATCAAAAGAATAGAGACATATTAAACGTCTCTGAATTAATCAACTCAACAAATGACGAACCTTACAAGTCACTGACTGCAATCATTGACGTGGACGGGTCTGAAGTGGTCAACGGTGTAGCCACGTTAGAGGGCTTTGACGGTAACAACTATCAACTAAGCATTAAAAGCGGGGACGGTAATTTCTTTCAGCTAATCAAATCGGTTAGCTTAACTAGCTTAGCGGACTACCTAACACCGTTAACACATGACTACAGCATTGCGGGAGTCGAGGCGTTGCGTGACAAGTCAACAGGAATAGTATATCCTAACATTGATTACGGATTCTTTGACAAGGCCGACACATCGACTTATCGATACGACTTTTTTCTGCCATCGCTTTATCTAAAGTTCATTATCGATTCGGCTATTGAGCTGATCGGGTATAGGACTATTGGCGACTTATGGACGGATGACGTGTACAGTACTTTAGCGATACCCGCTAAGAATGTGGTAGGTACAAATAACGACTACATTGTTGATTATGAATTTATAAACGGTGTTTTGCCTTTCGGATTGCTATCTGTTAAGGAATCCGTTTACATTGATAACTCGATTGTTAAAGCACCGATAAACTTTCCAAGCGTAATTACAGACGCGGACGGGCTTTATCGAGACACGACAATAACGGGGCTTGGGTATATAACTTTCGGTTATAACTTTCCGTCTACATATTCAGCACTGACTACGTTTGAGTTTAATCTAAACGGTCAGTTTACAACAAATAGCCCACAGTCTTTCTATCGAAATCTATTCGTTACATCTGCGATAATGCGTATACAAATGGATGTATACAACAAGACTACGGGAGCCGTTGATGGTATCGCATTTAGCTTTGAATATGAATATTACACAGCGACTTACATAGACCAAAACGGAACGACTAACCTAACTCAAGAAATATATTCGCCAACAATACCTATTAACATCGAGGTTTTGAACGCTGGATTTCTGGCATCGATAGCGGGGACGGCCACTAACTTTGTGATGGTATGGAAGATCGAAAGCGAAATTGAATTTAGTCCACTTGAAACCAAGCCCGCAGCGGTGACGGATAATCTAGGGTCGTTTAGTTTTTCAGATTTTAGCATGAACATTGAGCAAATCGATAATGCCATTATACCCTCGACTGTTAATGTCTTAGATTCATTTGAAGATATTAACGTAGGTAACGCATTTCTTTACACGTGCAATGTTATGGGCGTGTTTCCAAAGGTTGATGAATACAACAAGACAATAGAACTCGTTCGTGTTAATGACGTAGTTAATAACAAGCCGAACGCGTTGGACTGGTCTGAAAAACTAGACCTAAGCACAAAACCAAAGGTTTCATTTAAGCTAGGCAACTACGCTCAAAGTAACTACTTCCAATATTCGAATGACGAAAGCGATCCGTTCTTATCGGCTTTAACCAATTACGGACGCGGAACATTTTCAATAGCTGACACTACAATAGACTTGGAAAGCGAAGTATACACCGCACCGTTCTCTTTGTGCGCTATTGACTTGACGTTATTAAATGACACGCGTAGTATGGCTAAAATCTTCACGGGCAACAAATACATATTTGACGGCACGAATTACAACTTAGACCCAGACGCTAAGATTGAAGGCTTTAAAACTAGAATAGTCAAGCTTAACAGATCAACAACTAGTCTATTGCAGATAACTGGGGGCACTACTATTGCAACTAATTACGAAGTAGCCAATAATAATATACTTTTTCAAAACGTGCTAAACCAAAGATTTAGTTTACTCAATGACGCAACGAAAAAAACAAAAGTAGTTGAATGCTTTATAAGACTAACCACAGTTGATATTGAGAACTTTGACAGCACGATACCAATATGGATAGACTACTTTAATGATTACTTTTACATCAACAACGTAAGCGAGTTTAATTTAACAGCAAGCGAAAGCACCTTAGTAACGCTCATAAGACTATAGCAATGGAAGAGAATATTTTATTAAGCATCGGGATAGACCAAAAACAAGTTGAGGAAGCAATTTCAGCAGCAGCCGAAGCGCGTAGAGAGATCGATAAATTAAGACTAGCGAATAAAGAACTATCCAAAGCTGAGGGAGATAACTCCGTGGCAATCACCAAAAACAACATTACGATAAAAGAAAATAGTAAAAGCCTAAGAGAAAATGAAAGAGTCGTTATAGCAAACAACAAAATACAAAGCCAAAGTTCTGGAACCATTGAAAAGCTAAGAGCAGAACTGTCGTTAGTGTCTCAGCAATGGGCAAAGGTTACGGATGCAGAAGGTGCAAACTCAGAAGAATCTAAAAAGCTAGGAAAGCGAAAGTTAGAGTTAACAGAAATATTAAAGAAAGAAGAAAAAGCCACAGGCGACACTAGACGAAATGTTGGAAACTATACCGATTCAATAAAAGAAGCGGTCGGGGCAACGGGTTCATTTGGTCAGGGGTTAGTTGGAATGGTTAGCGGATTGAGAGCCGCAACGGTTGCTTCGTTAAAATTCTTGGCTACTCCATTAGGGGCTGCGATTGGCGCGGTTGCTTTGGTCATCGGTTCGGTCGTAGGGTTATTTAAATTATTCACCGCTTCACTAAACAGAAGCGAAGAAGGTAGTGCTGCATTGGCTTCTGTCATGAATGTATTCAAAGGAATATTAGGAGGCGTACAGAGTGCGCTTGAACCCGTTGCAACATTCTTAGTTGAGGGCGTTGCAAAAGGGTTTGAAATATTAGGGGCTGTTGTTGAAAAAGTTTCAAAGCAAGTTCAGAACGCATTGTCATTTTTAGGATATTATAAAACATCGGTTGCGTTAGGTGTGTTAACAAAGAAGATTAAGGAAACGTCTATCGCCACGGCTCAACTAGCTAAAGCCGAAGCAGAACTAAATGGTATTAGAAGGCAACAAGGAAAACTTCAATTAGAATTTCAAACTCAAGCCGAAAAGCTTCGTCAGCTAAGAGACGATGAATCTAAGTCAATGCCTGATCGTATTAAGGCTAACAAAGATTTAGGGGCTTTATTAAAAGATCAAGCTGAATCGGAATTGTTATTGGCTCAAAGGGCTTTAGAAATTTCAGAATTAAGAATCAAAGCCGAAGGAGATAGCACAGCGAACCTAGACAAAAAAGCAGAAGCGGAACTTAAAATACTTGAAATACAAGAGCGTGTAAACTCACAACGTAGCGAACAGCTAACAAATGAAAACAGCTTGATCCGTGAACAAACACAAATCATTCAACAAGAAACCGACAAAAGAACGGCCATAGCTAAAGAGGCATTTGAAAAAAGAAGAGATGACCAACTAGACGCGCTCATTTCATTTGAAGAAATGGATATCGAGTTCGAAGAAGCTAAAGAGCAAAGAATGCTAGTGACTGCTGATCGCGAAATTAACGACCTAAAGGAACGATACGCGAACGGATTAATATCTAAGCAAGAATATGAAGACAGCTTAACAGAGATCGAAGCGGGCGCAATAGCTATCAGAATGATTAATGCTCAACTGGCAATCGATGACGCTAACAATGATTTGACAATCAGCGAAGCCGAACGAGTCGCAATCATTCAATCCGCTGAAGATGAAATTCAAGGCATTAGAGCCTCTAGTTTAGATGCGCAATTAAAAGCGAATCAAATGGCATCCGATGCTTTGGATGCTCAAAATAGCGCGGTTGCACAGGGTAAAGTAGACCTTGCAAACTTTGCTGTTAACTTTGCTATCGAATCACTCGGAAGGGAAACCGCAGCGGGTAAAATATTTGCGGGTATTCAAGCCTTTATAAATACAGCTACAGCCGTGTCTCAAGCTTTGCCAAATATACCACTTGCAGTATTAACGGGTATATCGGGCGCGGTTCAAATAGCTAAGATCGCTTCTACAAATGTGCCGCCAGCACAAGCTCAAACAGGAACTTCAAGAGTCCCTTCTACTGGAGGAAGACAGACAGGCCGAAGATCGTTTGCGGACGGTGGGCATACTGGAAACGGATACGGCTACTCAGACGAAACTGGATTCAGACAAGCGGGCATAGTTCACGAAAACGAATATGTAGTTCCTAAATGGCAAGTCCAAAGCCCTAAGTTTTCGGGCTTGATTGGCTCGTTAGAATCTTCAAGGCTCAAAGGATATGCGGACGGGGGATTTGTTGGAAGGTCTGCAAGCGGGGCTAATGCTGGCTTTGATATTAATGCTATCATTTCGGCTATTGAGAATATGCCTTCACCCGTTGTATCGGTCATTGACATTCAAGCTAAGGCGAATAGCAGAAATAAAGTAAGGGTAGAGAGTAGGTTGCAATAAAAAGGCTACCGATTAGAGTAGCCTTTTTTGAATGTTCATGAAGGGTAGTTCATGTTTATTTTTTCCGCTTTGCAGTGTCTTGTAAAACACTCTATATGACCACCCATTTGATCTGTGGTTATAATACCTTCTTTTAGTGTTCTCATTAACTTTACTGAGAACCTCCATAAGTTATCTTGAGTGACCTCTGTGATAGCTAAGATTACCTCTCTATTGCTTGTAAATGCTGCGCTGTTTCCCATTTCTGTGTATCCCGTTTCTGTGTTTGTCATGTTCTTATCGTTTTGTATATTCAAATATACGCAAGGCATCGAAACTTGTTAGTCTAGTTTATACGAGTGGCATCATTATTATACAGACGGTTTATACCTTAACCTTTTCACCATTTTTAATCAATAACTTTTCGGTCGGCTTCTTATCGTAGTCGAATACAAAGCCCTGACGAAGGTAGTACGGAGTGGACTTCATGCCGTTGGCGTATAGCTTATTTTGGCCTATTCGGTTGCTCATTATTTTAGAGTTACAAGATCATCGGTTAGCTTAGATAATAGCCCTTCGTTACATAGGTAAGTAATAACCTTTTTAAGGTCAGGGTAACTTATGTATACACCACACCTGTATAGCTCTAAATTAAGCCTATGCAATGTTTTTACTTCTATTCCAGAAGCGTATATTGTTAAAATACAATCCATTAAATAAGCAGAATCTTCTGTTAATGTAACATTGCCTTTCTTGTCAAATAAAGTTTCTTCTTTTATCTTAAAAAGCGATTTAATTATTTTCATATTTATTTAGCTAAGTCTGTTTCTATTTTATGTACAAGCTTTGAAAGCCGTTCAACTTCGACCGTTAACGAATCAATCTTAGTTTTATTTGCATCTTCATTTTTTGGATTAATAACGGATTCATTATACAGATCATCAAGCGTGGCCGACTTACCTGAGTAATCAATAAAGGGATCTTTTGAAAAGTTGTGATACATCCTATTGTCATAAACATAGATACAAAGTCCTTCAGCGTTACCAATTTCTTGGTCTAAAGACCCAGCCCATTTACAACCTAGTTTAAAGAGCCGTTTTTGAATCGCCTTTGAATGCGCTACGCTTAGCGTCTTAAATTTTAAATCTTCCATAGTGATATGTTCGTTACCTACCTTTTACGAAGGTTACGCAATAAGGTTCGGAAAAGGTAGGAGTTATTTCAAAATACATCACAGTCGCCACTTTTTATTGAACTCACAAATAGCTTTTCTGATCACGCTACTCTTAGATACTTTTCTGCGCTCGGCTATTTCTGTGAACTCTTGCTCCATGGAGTTCGGAACTAAAGCCCTGACTACTCTCGTATTAACATCTTTCGATTCTTTTATGGCCATGTTTCAAGGATTGTTTACCAAATATAAGGATTTTTGTATAAAGCAAAAAAAGTGAAGGAAATCTTTATACGAGGCGTAATTACTCCGCAAGAATTTGAACAAGATTTTGAGGACTCAAGTCTGCCGACATATTCATATGATGATCTAGTCCGCGACCTTCAAGGCGTTAGCGAAGCGACTGTCTTTATTGATTCGGTCGGTGGCATGGTAGAAGAAGGAATGAAGATGTACAATCTGTTAAAGGGGTTGGATATTACAACGGTATCAATTAACGCTTCTTCGATTGCCTCTATTGTTTTCTTAGCTGGAAAAAATAGACTAGTGACAAAAGATCAAACGCCTAACATGACCATTCATAATGCATGGATCAAAGGCAAAGAGATCGAGGACATGACATTGAACGCTAATACGCTGACCGAACTCAAAGCAGACTTCGAGGCGATGGATGCGGAACTAGTAGCGATCTACAAGGAAAAGACGGGGCTTAAAGATTCAACGCTACTCGCTTTGATGTCTCAAGAAACAGACATCGGTAGTCAAGCGGTTGAACTAGGTTTCGCTCATGGGTACTACGAAAAGGAATTAAAGGCTGTCACGGCCTCGAAAAATAAATTAATAATGTTTAACTATAAATCAATCACAATGGCTACGGAAGCAGCAGAAAAAAGGTTGACAACTATTGAGGCAATGCTTAAGGGTTTGAAAAACCTTTTTACGGGCAGTGCCAAAAATATGATTGTCAAATTAAATGACGGAACTACTGAACTCTTTGTATACAGCGAAGACGGTGAGTTCGAAGGTAAGCGTGCGGTAATCGCAAGCGAAGGAATGCCAACAGAAGAGAATGCGCCAGAGGGTGAGCATACTTTAGAAGACGGTAGAGTGATCACAATTGGCGCAGACGGTGTTGTTGTATCGGTCGCTGAAGCGGTAGACGGTGAGGCTTTGGCTTCGCAAATAGTCGCTTTAGAAGAAGAAAAGAAAGCGATGGAAGATGACAAAGAAAAAATGTCAAACGAAATCAAAGCTTTAAAGGCTCAGATTGTTAAAAAGGAAAAAGACTTTGATTCTAAAGTTTCCGAAATCAACGAGCAAATGAAAGCATTGAAGACGGAAGTAATGGGAGGCGGTGACACGAAAGTGCTATTAAAGGCTGCATCTATTACAAATGAAGACTTCTCGAAAATGTCTATCGTAGAAAAAACACGCCAGCTTGCAATGCAAAAGGCTAGAAACTTAAACTCATAAAAAAAAGAAACAATGTCAAAATTTAAGAATGTAGCGATTAGTTTGCCTAGCAATACCTATGCTGGTGAATCTTACGCAGAATATATGACTCCAGCACTACTAAAGCCGAAGGGCATAGTAGACAGAGGTCTAGTAACACCTATCCAGGGATTCAAGGATAAGATCGCCTTATTAGGCGCGGACGCAGCTTTGGAGTTGAAGAACCCAAGCGCAGTATTTTCATCACAATCAAGCGGCTTAGTAAGGAATGAGAAATCATTGCAACTAGTAAAGTATGAACTCCAATTACAGACTGATTACGATGCCTTGAGAACTACATGGGAGGCCACAGAATTAGGGGCTGGTTCGTTTGCTGATTACCTTGGAACTCCAAGATTGAGCAACTTCTATCTTAACAATATTATCGCGCCAAAATTAGGCGGCGTTAACGAGCAACTTTACTTACTAGGTAAGGCTGGCGTTAATTACGGTGGGTCAACTGCTACGGGTATTAGTGCTGATTACGCGGGCATCCTTGGCCAGTTAGAAGCTGGTTCGGACGTTAATAAATACAAGTTAAGCGCGGTGGCTTCGGCTACTCAAGCGTTAACGGCTATTGCCACAGGCACAGTTGGAACCGCTACTATCACGGTTACGGACGGTACTAAAATACAAGTTGGCAATCAGCTAACCATTACAGCCGCTAACCAAGCGCAACAAATCGGAGGCACTACTATCGTAGGTCAGACCGTAACGGTTGCTGCGGTATCGGGCGAAACTGTAACGGTTAACGAAGCTATCACAGGTGCAACGGATTCAACGGCTGGTGTTATTCAGTTCGTGAATAAGTTCAATGTGATTGATGTTTTGAACTTCATTTATAACACTATTCCTCAAGTAGTGAAGGACATGGACAACACTAGAATCTTAGTTTCCGCTCAAATTGCAGACGCTTACAGAGTTGTCAACGGTGAAGCTGGAACTGGTGCTGGTGGGTACTTTAGGGAAGATTACTTCCAGTCAAGCGGTATCCCATTCTTAGGGTTGGTTATCGAAAAGATGCCACTTTGGTTACCGAATACAGTAGCTGTATGGAATCCTTCTAACGTGTTTGTTGGTTTTGATTTGATGTCTGATGACGTTAATGTGGAAGTATTATACTTAGGTCAGACAACTGGCGATAGAGTATTCAGAGCCATCAACTCAATGAAGTCGGGGACTCAATACAAGTATGGTGCTGAAATTCTTTACATCAGGCCAAAGGCTTAATTAAATAGGGAGGCTAAAAACCTCCTGTTTTTAACTTTAAAATATAAATAGATATGTGTAACGCATTAACAGTAAGCCTCGCACCAGCATGTTCAGCACTCCAAAAATCGGGTGGGTTGGATTTACGGGTGTGGATCGCTTTACTCGCAGACATAACATCAAAAACGGATGGTACAGGGAATAGTATCACGGCAGTAACTTTCGCGGCATCTAAAGGCTTTATTACAGCGAGGGGGAAAAGGTATAAGAACAACAGCGTAATGGCTTTGGCAGTAGGTGAAAATAAGAACCTACGAACTCAAGCCATCAACTTGGTTCTCTATTACGACACAGCGGCAGAACTAGCAGCGATTGAAACATTGCTAGACGCGGAAGGCGTTTGTGTTTTTGTCGAAACCAATAGCGGTCAGATTGAAGCATGGGGCATGAACTTAGGCTTGAACTATGACAACTTCGGGCTAAAGGCATCTGCATTAGATGGCGGGTCGGGAACGGCTTTACTTGATCCGAACGTGTTTACTTTGGGACTAACGGGCGACATGGAGAACTTGCAGCTAATATTTAACGATGCTGCCACCGATCCAACGACTCTAACGGCCGATATCGCTTATCTAGACAACTTGGTTATTTAAGTAATCTTCATTCATTCATATGTTAAAGCACTCTTAGAAATAGGAGTGCTTTTTTTATGGCCATGTTCTAACGCTTTTACACGACTATTAACTAATTTAGTCGAAAATACAAAGCGATGAAATATAAAGCTATTCAACAATTTTCGATTCATATTCCCATTGATAACAGAACGATCACAGATACAGGCTTTACAGATGAAGACGTAGAGATATTATTTAAGCGTTGGCCAAATAAGTTTAATCATAATTTCGCATTAATCGGAGAGGTGGAGGAAGTGATAAAAGACGAAGCCGATTCTTTCCCACAAGACGCGCCAAACAAAGACTGGACTGTTAAGCAGCTTAGAGACTACGCATCGATGAACGGCATTAAGCTAGGTCGTGCAAAGTCTGAGGACGCGATTCTGAATGCCATAAACAGGGCTTTAGATGGCGAGTAAACGAAACGCATTTAGAAACCAACCAATCGAAGCCGAAAAGCAAAAGCCCAACTTCGCTAAAAAAGGCGCGTTCGGTTTGGTTAGTGAAGCGGTTGCAAGGGTGTATAAAAACGCTATTGCGTATATCGAAAAGTCGCAAAACGGTTGGTACTATTATGGTGAACGCGATGACTTGCCCAATCAGATCATTGAGCATATCAACAATAGCGGGACGGCTACTATTGCCATAAATAAGCTAAAACAGTTTATTGAAGCTGACGGGTTCGCAGACGAAGCCACGGGTAATGCGATGGCCAATAAAGATCAAACCTGGAATGAAGTGCTTTCTGAAATCGTAGAAAATCAATGTAAGCTTAACGGCTTTGCTTTAAAGGAGTTCTTTAACTACGAAAACAAGATTGTAGAAACTAAAGTAGTTCCTATTCCTTGGATTCGTAAGCGTAACGATAACTTTAGAGTCAATCGATTAATGGGTGAAATGTCTAAAATGGAAAACCACACCATAACATACCGTGCTTATAATGGTGACTTAGATAAATATCAGAGGCGCGAAATCATTAAGCAAGAGCAAAAGGAACACAGCCAACAACTAGGTGAAATATTTTACTGCTTTCGCACAAAGTTAGGCCGTAACTACGATCTATATCCAGTGCCTGACTTTTACGCTGGCATTGAAGATATTATAAGTGACGGGGCTATTTCACAGCTAGAAGCCTCAAACATATTGCAAGGTTGGCGCGCTCAGGTTGTAGTAGCCACTGGTGTCATTGACGACCAAAACGAAGACGATGACGGAAAGACACCTAAAGACTACTTTGATGCGAACTTAGAACAGTTCTGCGGCGCAGATGCTGCAAGGGTATTGCATCTTCAAGCAAGCACGCCCGAAGAAATGGCCAAGGTTACGGTGCTGGATAACAAAGAGATAATTGACATGACCGAAAAGTCTACGATTCGAGTAGGTGAAAAGGTGTGCAGGCTTGCGGGTGTTCCTCCTATTTTGTGCGGCTTTAAAACGGCTGGCACGTTAGGGAATGTTCAAGAACTCAAAAACACAATGGATTTATTTTACATATCTATTATAAATATTCAGAACTATATTACGTACAAGCTTAACTCATTAAAACCAAACCTACTTAATGGCGAAAATTTAGACTTTACGATATCTAAATTAAACCCATTCAGCTTACTACCCGATTCTATTCTAAGCAGATTAACAGACCAAGAGGTTCGGCTATTGTTTGAAATTCCAAAAGTGCAAACCGAAATTGATGAACTAGGCCAGCCGATTACCGCTATTGACACGGAAGCCGATACCACAAATTCCGTCCTGAGAGACTTAACAGGCCGACAAATTCAAGGATTTCAAAGGATAATTCGAAAGTTTAATCAAGATCAATTTACTTATGAACAAGCAGCCGTTTTACTAAAAAGCAGCTACGGTTTTACAGATGAGGAAGTAGATATATTTCTTGTAACTAAAGAAGAAGAGGAGGAAGAAGATGCAATTAACTAAAGCAAACTTAGCTGTTTATTCTCAGTTCACGACCAATATAACGGATCGAATGATAGACCCGCACATCTTGAATGCACGAAAGTATGACGTACAGCCGTACCTAACAGCCGATATGGTGACGGCTATCTTAGCATTGGCAGATGATGCAGATAACGAACTAGCTACATTTTATAACGACTACGTTAAAGAGGTATGGGCGTTAGCTACTTATATCCGATTTATGGTAGAGCACGGTATTAATGTAACTCAGTTTGGAGTTACAAAGCCAACTGATCCGCGTGGCACCTATACGCAAGTGGGTGAAGTTGAGAGGGCTAATATTCTAAGAATGAAACGCGCTGACATGGCCGTTGCTGTTAGCGAAATGACCGACCGATTGAAGAAGGTTCTGTTTACTTTCGATTCTGTTATTTATGTTGAAAGCAAAACGATTAACAGCCGCGTTAATATTATTAGCCCAATCAAGAGAAAAAATAAAAGACCGTTCGGATTCAGAAACGGACGTTACGACTATGACGTTTTAAATTAAAAAAATGGCAACAGCAGCAGAATTAAAAGCGACATCGAACGCGCAACTAGCTAGTAATGGTCAAATCCCAGCGGTTAAGCATAGAACGGTTAACGATGCGATTATAGATGAAATGTTTTTATCGCAGTCTCGCGGTAATGTTTTGTCAGGTGTTCAAGCTGCGGCCGCTTTGGCTGCGGGTGACGAAGTAATCGTTATAAGAGGCGGTGCGGCTTATAGGCTTCAAGCTGACGAATTTGGTTTTATTGAAAATCTTGTTGATTTAGCGGACGTTAATATTTCAAGCCCAGCCAACAATCAAGCGATAGTATACGATTCGGCAACGTCTCGATTTATTGCTAAGACACTGGCGTTAACACAGACTAGCCAGATCGATCTCGGCACAAATGCCACAGCATGGAACGCATTAGGCTTCGAATCTTCAAGGGCTCAAGGTATTTATACAGCTAGTAATACATTGACTTTAACAAATGTCAACAACTTATACAGCTTCACTTTACAAATTACAAACACGGGTGAGACGGTATTAACGATCGCGGGTATAACAGTTGATTTCAAGGATTCGGTATTACCAACGGGTGTGACATTTGCCTCGAACGCTTTGACTTTTCCAGATGATTCAGCAGTAGTCTATAATATTATAGGTGTATCATTTGACGGCACGACCTTCGATTGTAAAATGGAACTAGACGGATCAAGTAATCCGCTGTCTATTATTGGAGGGGGAACGGGTGCTGTTAATGCTAGTGGAGCGAGAGCTAATTTAGGAATCAACTTAAATGACTATCAGTTAATTTCGGAAAAGGGAGCAAACAACGGATATGGCAGCCTTGATTCTGGCGGTAAAGTGCCGTTAACTCAGCTTCCGTCAACGCTACTACAATATCAAGGGGTGTGGAATGCCTCAACAAACACACCAACACTTATCAATCCAGACACTAGTAAGGTGTCTTACGTTTATAATGTCAGTGTTGCAGCGACTAGATTCGGTATTGTTTGGAGCTTAGGTGACTGGCTTATTTATAACGTCAATGGAGATGTGGAAAAAAGTGACAATTCCGATGATGTAGTTAGCGTAAATAGTCAAACTGGGGCTGTCGTTTTAAATACCTCTAACATAAGCGAGGTAACGAATTTATACTACACAGAAGCGAGGGTTTCAGCAAATACAGATGTAGCAGCAAATACCGCTAAAACAGGAATTAGCTCAGAACAAGCAACGATTTTATCAAACACAAGCGGAACTAATAC